TCTTATTTTGCAGGAAGTTGCGGTGGTGCACCCATATCTATTATTCGCCAATACATTGAGCAACAACAAACACCTGATTAGTTAGGTTTGAAACGGCTACGCCGTTTGTGCCTTATATCCACGACCTAAAGGACGGGGTTTTACGGCACTGTCTGATAAATATGATATGCTTCTTACTGCTAACAGAGGTCGCTTTAGACTCTCAATGACGGCATAATCAGGGCAGGACATGCCCGTAGCGTCTGTGAAGTGAATCGCATTGGCGGTCAGCAGCAGAAACCCACCGAGAGTAGCCCACAGCTTGCTGTGGGAGCTAGTAGGAATCTTCTGCCTTTAGGCGGGGAGGATGTCAATCTTCAATCAATAATGGTTTCTCTTTCAGCTCTTCAATAGCTCGTGTTTGCAAGAGGGAATTCATTTGTTGAATGGCTAAACGATTAAGCATTGCCAGCCGCTCTTCTTGGTTATAACCCTGCTCAATCAGTAGGGCGTTTTGGCTTTCTAGTGCTGCAAGAACGGTAAGCTGCTCAACGGTGGCGTGATCTCGCATATTGCCTTTCAGGTTCGGATTGCGGTCTTTCCACTGTTTTGCCGTTTGTCCGAAGAGAGCTTGATTGAGAATGTCCGCTTCGCTGGAATAAACGAAAGTATGTTGTTTGGTATTCAGCAATGCCGGTATGATGTGAGCTTTGATGGCATCAGTATGAATGCGGTAGTTCGCCTTGCTTAAAATGCGTTTTACGCTCCATTCGAGCTTACTTTCGTTCGCTTCTTGCTGTTTGAGGCGTTGGAACTCTTTGATGAGATAAAGCTTAAATTCTGGACTGAGCCAAGAACCAAATTCGAGAGCAATATCTTTGTGGGCGTAAGTGCCGCTACCGTATCGTCCTGCTTTTGCTACTAGCCCAATAGCTCCCGTTGCAGTCCATTTTTTGACAGACATCACAAAGCGGTTTAAGCCGATGTTGTTTTTAATTTGGTGTAATTCCACCAAATTAAAATTTGGATTATTCAGCTCTTCCCAAACTTGAAGAAATTCAATGGTATTTTTATTTTGAAGCCAATTTTTAATAAGCTGGTCGCTGTCTCCAAAAGCTTTGCACATATCAGTTAGGCTGATGTAATCCTCACCATCACGAGCGGTTACTTTGACCTCCACGCCTTGTACAATCATTACGCTATTTGGCATTTCGTTTCTCCGTTTTTAGGTACAAAAAAAGCCGTTAGGACGGCTTGAAAGTGCGGTTATCTTAATCCGAAAGGGGAGCTGTTGTCAAATAATTAGTTTTTACTAGGAAACAGACCTTTAATAATAGAAATAAACCGCCTTGAGGGAGGTTTATGCAACAAAAATACACCTATTTTGACTTAACATAAGCTTTAATGATATTTCAGCCGTGTACAAATATTTTTTATACGTTGTTTCGCTTATATCCAAGGTTTCACATATCCCTTTTCTCACCAAAATTCTCCGCCTGTCATATTCATTCCTCAACGGCAAGCGATAAACATAAGTCACCATGAAAACATCGTAAAGTTCTCGAGTTACCTTTTGCATAATTAACACACAACGTTCAAACTCCATTGCAAGATCTTCATTAATTGGATCGACTTTACCACAATATTTATCCTGCGGAACCGGAATTGACGGTGATATACTCGGATATTCCGTACCAATTCTAGGTGTTGCCCAATATCCCCATTGTCTGCATTTTTTCTTAAAATCATGTAGATTATGCTGCATTCTGTAACTCCCTTACCTTCGCCTTATAAACCTTAATTAACGTCTTAATCTCATCAACTGAGAGTTTTAATGGCGGATGATCTTTTCTATCCAATCGTTCAACTTCTTCTTCGCCAATTTTTCTGATCAAATTGAGACGATATTCCGTCAAATTACCGCTTTTATAATTGTTACAAACAGAACATTGCTTATGGACGTTCATCTCATCAAATCGCAATTCAGGACAAGCACCAACACTACGATAATGCCCAGCGTGCCATTGCCCTTGATGATAGCGACCACATGAAATACAAGGTAAATCCTTATCTCGCAAGCGGATAAACTGATTAAAAACCTTCTGCAAATCCTTAAGCCATTCACCACGACTTTTTAACCGCTCCTTAACCGCCTTAATTCGTGCCTTATCCTCTTTCTCACGTTTTAACCTTGTTGTCTCCCTTTCCTTCTCAACTCTTATTTTCGCTAAAGCGACGCCGCACTCTGCCGAACACCATTGCACATTGCTAAAATTCGTCTTGAATTTATTTCCACAAATCTTGCATTTCCGATTAAACGGCTTATTTCGCCCAAAACTCATCTCACCCCCAATGTAAAAACAAAATTCCAACTGCGATTAAAACGAGGCTTAAGTAGCCTAATAATTCATCTTTTATGTTTATTTCTTACCTTGCATTGCTTCATTCATAAAAATACTTAAGTCAGAATAAGCATTAAAATAGTGCAGAATTTCTGGGGTTTTATGCGAATGATTTAGCTGTTTAAGTCGGCCCTGTATTTCGCCTCTAATAATCTTTTGAGTATCCTTACTTAGATTTTTGTAATATTTTTTGATTATTTTTATATACTTGCCAGTTTGGTAATTTTTACTTCTGATTAGCCATCTCACACAACAAAGAGCAAAAACATCTAATTCATTTTCCATTATTTCTATCATTAGCGACTCCTATTAATAAAACCCAATTAATTGATTAATCTTGTTATCTAACACCCATTCGTTTTCATATACATTGCACAACGTTTCATTCCAGACAACCCCATAAACACCTTTATACACCTCGTTAAACTTCTCTTGGCTCATATTCGCAAAGGAGATAGACCAACGTTCTTTCACTGTCCCACCGTCTTGGATTGGCTTTAAATCGTAAAATCCTGCCTTTTTCATTACGTGGTTTAAGTAGGCTTCAAGCGTTTTCATTCCTTCGTAGTCCAACTTATCTTCACGATTTTTACGCACTCTTTCCAGCACCCTGTCAGCGATTGGCTTAGTTACATTTTGATAAAGAAACTCATCATTCGCTGCGACTGCAATTTCTTTCGCTACAGCCTGAGCTATCCATTCTTCCGCCTCTGACAACACGCTAAATTCAGGCTGCCAATACTCAAATCCAGCATCAAGCAAAGCAAAGAACTTCTTATGATGTTGATAATTACGATTGTTTTTAATTGGGGTGATCTTAACTGCACAACCAACCGCCAAGCCCTTAAGCAGATTGCGGTCATACGCCGTTTCTGCTACTACCGCTCCGTTGGGGTATTTAACTGCGTGAATAACGGTTTTTTGTTTAGCTTGCATTATTCACCACTCGCTTATTCTGTTCTTGAAATTGGCTCATTCCCCACACTCCTTCACAAAATCCAAGCTCACTTGACGAGTTACAAATCCTTGAATAAACGGATCGAACACTGCCACCATTGAGCCTTTGTTATTGCCTTTGACTTCCTCACCTGTTTCAGGATGAATAAAGTTAATTCGACCGCCGATAATATCGATAACTTCCGTTGCATTATCCTGAATGACTTTGTACCACTTAGTCGATTTATCCGCCGGTAACAACATAACAACAAGGTAACCCGCTTTCATCAGCTCTACCGCACGTTGTACAAACGGCAAAGGATTACTGTATGGTGGATTAACGAAAATTCGCAAGAGTTCCCCCTGTTCAACCACTTCATCAATCAAGCGATCAAGTAAATCATCTGCCAGAAAATCTTCTGCAATGTGACTACCTTTGCCAATCCAACGATGGCACATGGCATTATGTTCATTCGCACAGCCGTCTAAATGGAACCAGTAAAACAAGCGTTCTAGCCATTTAAAAACATAACTTGGCGTGCGGTAAGCGTCTTTGTCAAAACTCATCTCAATCTCCTACTCAATTTTTGTAACGCTAGACAACTGCTTGCGTATCTCGGCAAAGGCTTTTGCACATTCTTCAGGGGATAAAACCTGTTCTTTCGGTGCGGTTAATTTTTTTGCCTTTGGTGCTGCTAATTGACCGCCTTCTTTGAGATATTTTGCCATGGCTTTAATCAACGACTGAGCTTTGTTCAGTAACTTCTCATGGGTTAAATTCTCCTGATAAATCGCCCGTTTTAACTGACAAACTAAGTGAAATTCTGCCGCACTTTGCCAAGGATAATTCTCCGGCTCCTCACAACTCGCACGAAATTTGTGATAGCGTTGCAACAACTCTTCTGGACTAGGCAAACCAACATCGGCAAACTCATTGCCTGATTTACACCAAGAAATAAATTGCCCGACACTCGGCAAAAATGGACTTTCTGAGCGTTCTGCTAACTGCAAACCACGTTTAAATAATTCTGCTTTGGTAATCCCATTATTCACCAATGCTTGCAACCAAGTAGCCTTCGCTTCCTCGTACTCTGCATCAGAGTTAAACGCTGCTTTCCAGCCCGGAAAAATGGCTTTTAAACGAACAAATAATCGGTCAACATACTTCGCTACTTGCTCAGGAATTTCCTGTTTTTGCCCTTGTGTTACAGGTGCAGAATAATTCGGGTTACTGCCAATAAGTGCGGTCGCATTTTCAATGGTTTTCACAGCGTATCTCCATAAATTTCAATGGTTCGCCCTTGCCACCAAGTAGTGTTTTCATCGCTGAATTTAGGCTTGCTTGATGGATCGGCTTTACCTGAAAATTGGCTTTCGCCCCTCCAATCCCAATTGGCATTAAAGCCAGTCCAGTTGCGGTCAATCATAATCGCCACTACCTCCACAAGTGGCAATTTGGCAATATCGGCTTGAGTCTGCAAGCGGTTAAGAACGGTTTGGGTAATCGGTGCTTTCTTGACTTTACGCTGTTCAATAAAATCTTCAGCAAGCTGATCGGTAATGCCAAATTCAGCAAGCAAAGCAAGTGCGGTCGGTTTTGGTGTGGCTTTTTTGGATTTAACGTTAGTTAAATCTTTTTTAATATTATTATTAGTTATATTATTTGTCGGATTTAAATCCGAGTTTTTCGGATCTATTTCCGAGTTATTCGGATTTAGATCCGAGGTTTTCGGATTTATTTCCGAGTTAAATTCATTCCAAGTTTTGCCTTTAGGCGTTAATCGAATAAGGTCTTTACCATCAACTTTTAAATAGTCAATTAAGTCTTTTCTGTCTAACTCAACAAAATGACGATAAACAGTATCAGGCTTGGAATAAAAGAGCGGTAACTCACTGATGACCTCATTGCGAGAAACCCAGTAGTACACACTCCCATTAATAACGACTTCACGTGCCCAGCCACTCGCTTGATTGAGTAAATCAAATAAAGCGCCTTGATTAGCATTCAAACCCCATTCAAGGCATTTTGCATTGTTGATATAGCTGCTAAATCTCATACTGCACCTACCATAAAATACTGTTTCACACGTTTGCCACTAGACACTTCAATAAATTCTGCATGGATTTCGTGACCACAATCACGTAAATCCTTAATTCGAGCAGATAAACGCAAACAATTAAAACGTGCTAACGCTTCTAACGAAGTAATCCGCCCGCCCTTTTGCATATACGCCAAAATGCGTGCATTTTGACTTTGACTTTGACTTTGTTTCTCATTTGGATTAACATTAAAAACGGTTTTACTCATAAGACCTCCATTTATAATTCGCCACGGCTTAGCTGTGGCTTTTTATTGCCCTAATTCCATCTTCAAACAGATAGCTTGCTCAATTAACTGCTTCACTTCTGCTAAGATTTTCTCTTTCTCGTTCTGAGATAAGTCACGCCCAAGCTCTGAGTTAGAACTGACCGCACTTTTAATCTCTTTGCCAATTCGTCCGCTTGATTCCGCGATGTCTAGAAATCGAGAAAGCACATCTTGGCCACAATCAGCACATTTCGGCATAGGCACAACGATGTGATCGATTTGTGCTGCAATAGCGGAGAGTGTTTTCTTGCTTTGAACGGTGGCGATAAGTTCGATCGCTTCGATAAAGCTCAGCTGGTTCTGCTCGCAGTCCACGTTGAGCTTATTACTGAGAATGTTTGGCGACTTCTCTAACGTGTAAGCAAGAGAAGTAATACCGCCTGAACTGTTCTTACAATCTCGGTGCAACAATTTCTGTATCTCTTTGCTATTCATGAAAAATAATTCCTTTTCTTGAAGATTGTTTGTTAGTTGGTAAATTAGTTTTGAACAGGGAAAACGTCATCTAGAGAACAAGCAACACCATTTCTATTCAATGCCATAACAATTTTTCTCGCAGTTTTTAAATCTGGTGTTCTTCTTCCTGACTCGTAATGCCCTAACGCACCTTGTGTAAGGTTTATTTGTTGAGCAAATTCTCCCTGAGTTAAATTTGTTGCTTTTCTATACTCATAAATTTTGTTCATAAAAAACTCCTTATAAATATCGATCTAAATAATACATTATGTATTTTAAGTATTCAAGATAAAAATACTCTTTGTATTTTGAATAATTAATACGAAGTGTAATAATTTGTTAAATTTATAAAGAGAGGTATTGGCTCTATGAAAAAACAGTGGAATGAATTCGTTAGAGATCGAATGTCCGAGAAAAATCTCAAGCAAGAAGATATTGCTGAGGCAATAGAAAGAACACAGGGTGCAGTTGGGCATTGGTTAACAGGACGAAGATCTCCTAACTTTATGGAAGTAGCAAAAATGCTTAACGCTACTGGGACTGATCAGGTTATTCTCAATTCAGATGGAACGATAGAAGACATAGAGTTTATAGGAATACCAAAAAAAGGATTAGTTAAGGTCATTGGAGAAGCAACGATGGGAACAGACGGAAGTGTTGACATTGAAGAAATTCACGTTGGCTATATAGATATTTTCACCACTGATCCAAAAGCATTTTGTTTACGCGTAAAAGGCTCAAGCATGGAGCCGAGAATACATAGTGGCGAATTTGTTCTAGTTGAACCTCAATCCCCTTTTAGTAACGGTGATGATGTTTTCATTCGTACAAAAGATGGTAAAAATATGATTAAGATCCTTGATTACCAGAAAGATGGTGAATATAGATTCTCAAGTATTAACAACGATCATAAACCATTTAATCTAGCTATAGATGAGGTTGAGCTAGTGTATTATGTTGCGGGTATTTTAAAAAAATCTAGATTTGTTGATCTTGAACCATAACATCTTGATGGTTGATAGCAAAGTCTTCTGGTGGTCTGTGCTTTGTGATTAGAGGCAGCAATTGAATTTTACAGGATAGAAAGTGCAAAATTATATTTAAAGGAATAATAGAATGAAGAAAAAGCGAGAACGTAAAATAACTCGGACTGAGTATATCACGATTTCCTATGATGCGAATGATCCTAGACTAAAACAACACAAATTCAGTACAAAAGAGCTTGGACAGGAGTTGTAGATAAATATTTTTAAAATATTTAAATTCTTAACGGATGTAAAGAAATGTGTAATTAATAAAAGGAAAACATAAATTGAGTATTTTAATTAAAGAAAATGAGAGATTCATTGCTAATTGTGAATTTAGTTTACGTTCTAATTTAGATAACTCTTTTCAGTTTGATATTGATGAATTTGTGAAATTTATATTAAATAATTATTGGAAGAAAACTTATTTTCGTAATGACAAGACATCTTCATATAGAATATTAAGAGCAAAGCTCATTGATAATCGTTATTTGGTTCTTTATCTTCAATACTCCAATGGAACTGCATCAAATCCGGCTTTTGCTAATCTAATAAATGGCAAGTCTAGAATTGTGAAAAAAGAACAAAATGAAGGTGTCGCTTGTTCTGCTCATCTCGTTATTGATATAACTCCTACTAATAATCCAAATAGATTCCATGCGGTATTAGAAGATATGCAAGGATTAAGCTGTAGAATGGTGTGTAGCTTAATTAATTACATAACGAAAAGTTACAAAGTTCAAGATCCTAAAGAAAAAGATAAATCACATAAGCCATATGCTAGATTAGAGTTCTTTGCTAAAAAGAATTTCGAAGAGCAGTTTAAGGAAGGAAAGCTTGAATCTATCGTGGCATTTAAGGAAAAGAAAAAACTATCTTCAGTAATGGATGATGATATGGAAACTATACAGTATAAAGAAGTTCATCGCCTTGAATTTGTCAAGCCGTCATTATTCACAGAAGTAATAGCTTATCTTGCTCAAGCTGCTAGAATTGCTAAAGACAAAGGGTTTGACAAACTTAAGATCACTCATAAAAACAATCAAAAACAGCAAAGTAGTGACTATGACTTACCTAACCATAATATGGATAATGATGCACTTTATGAAGATATTCGCTTAGCTCCATTCATTAGCAAACAATGCATTTATCTTGATAAACCTATCGGAATCTGTAATCATAAGTGGAATAGTCAGATCATTAGAGTAATGATAAGCTCGCTTAATCAGTAGATATTAGCAATATGAAATTTGTATGCAATAAATTGTTTTCACCACTTAATTATTTACGAATCTTCCACAAAGAGAAAGTCGTTTTGGATGTGGTTTTGCCATTTATTTGTACAGCTATTTTTCTATTTTTAAATTATAAAGTAATTCCTTATAAGTTATCCATTATTGGAGACAAGGGAATCATAGACATTGTTAATGGAATACTCCAAATATTATCAGGTTTCTACATTGCTTCATTAGCAGCTATAGCCACAGCTTCCCTGCCTCGCTTAGATGAGCCGATGAAAGGTATTCCTCCTATATATTTGGGCAACAAAAACAAAAATATTACTCGAAGAGTATTTCTTACACATTTATTTGGTTACTTGTCGTTTATAAGCTTGTTTATCTACTTCGTTGGAGGCATTGCAAAAATATCAATTAACAATTTGCAGCCTATACTGGAATGTATTCCCATAAAAATAACATTTAGTTTTATTTACCTATTTTTTGTTTTCAATTTAGCATTTGTAACAATCCTAGGTTTATTTTTTATGATTGAAGATAATATTAATCGAAAAACAACCTAAACCAACGACAACCGCTCTTATGAGCGGTTTTTTATTATTTCGATGAAATCTATTCCATCACATTCATATAACACTTTATACCACTACTCTCTATTCACTAATCCCCTCTTTTTCTGTGACATAGCTCACAAATTCAGCAATCAATCAAAAAATTTCAAAAATATTTTTCTTTGGAAATCAAACAAATAAATACACTTTGTATTTTTTTAATAAAAAATAAAATACAATTTGTATTGACAATAAAAATACATATTGTATTGTATGCATCAAAACGAGCTACGGCTCAATGCTCTTTAACAATTAAGTTAAAACCGTTATTTGCCTGATGGTGAGACCAAACAGGAAGCCCCTAAAACCCCTGTTTATCAACAGCGTTATGCCTTGAATACAAGGAACAGACATAGCCCTTATAACGGTTTAGGTGAAATCTGGGCGTGCATAGTGAGGCACAAGAGAGTAACCGAATTTATCTCTGACAGATAAATGCTATACCACATATCACTGACAGTTTGCCCAATGCCTTTCGAGGCATTATTAACAACTTCAGTTCCTGCTTTGGTTGCGACGGAAATTGCTGCATTAGTTATAGGATCACTCATAATAAAGTCCTCTTTGTTGATGTAATAGATTAAAGTTTGATCGCAATAATCATATCACTAGATAGAGAGGATTTCATTATAATTGACAACCGCTCCCCTTTCGGATTAAGATAACCGCACTTACGATTAGTGACAGTAATCATTTTGTTCTTTGCAACAATTTAGATTGAAGAAATAGCTTGCCAGGTAAACTTGAGCAGGCTTTTTTAGTCTAAAATTACAGGAGCACAGATGAAAACATTCAAAACACCAACAAAACAACGTTATCTTTCACCACAAGAGTATCTGAAAGATGTAAAACGCAATCAACATGTCAACAACATTGAGCAGGTTCAATTTATCCCGCCACAAATCGGAAAACCGGGTTTTGGCAAATTTTTAGTGAAGTATAAAATTCCCGTTCTCGTATGAATAATAATGACAACAACCTACCACAAGAAATTGAAAATCGTGATGAATTCATTAAAGAATTTTTCGCAATTCAACAACAAGAAGTAGCAGTTAAACGTGATGAATTAGCTATTCGCAAAGAAGAAACAAAGCTAAATCAAGAAGTCGCCCTCGCCTCTATTGCATCTCAAGAGAAAGTTGAGCTAAAACGTGGCGATGTTTTTCTGAAAACACAAATAGGCAAATACTGGCTTTTTGGGGTTTTAGGCTCATTATTCGCGGTCATTATTGGTATTGCAATGTATCTAAAACAATCGGATATTGCTATCCGTATTATCGAGATTGGTGGAGCTGTTCTTTTAGGCTACTTTGCTGGAATTAATCGAGGAAAGGCTCAAATTTTAGAACAACAGAATAGAAGTAAAGACGAATAATCTCATCAATCCCACTTTACAACGTGGGATTTTTTATTTGACACCCACCGCCCTTTGATTTAGGATATACCCACTTCAAGCCGTATTTTTACGGCTTTTTTTGTACACAAATTTTACCAAGGAGAAAATATGACCACCTATCAAGATCTTTGTAAAAAATATTGCGAATATAATGTTACGGTTTATGAACGTAGCAATACAATTAAACGTATAGCACAAGATTTAATGTCTGCCTTAGAAACAGACCTTGAATTAAAAGGGAAAGAGTATCAGATAGATTTTAATAGTGAGAGAAGACGAGATTATGTCAACATAATCAACCTTGAAAACAAAGAAGATATTAATCCATTCCAGCTAAAATCGATTTTTGATGAAAAATGTAATCCAACTATTCAATTTGGCTTAGAGGTTGTATTAGAAAAACAAATTGGTGCTTATCCTAAAACACCAGTTCATTTGCCAATATCTATCACTTATCAATCAGATAGAGAGGTTGCTATTGAATTTACCAGCACATCTAAACCAGCAAAATTCATTGTCTCATTAAATGAAGATAAACCTTATAAAGATGTGATTGAAGCCTATAAACAACTCATCTTGAGTTTTTTTAGTGTATAGATGGTCATAGTCTGCACCATGCAGGATTTTTTATTTGACACCCACCGCCCTTTGATTTAGGATATACCCACTTTCAACAGAAAGTTGGTAAGCCACTTATTCATTGTGGCTTTTTTGTACCTATATTTTAAGGAATATCTATGTGGAAAATTGAAAATGCAGAAGAGCTATTAAGTTTTATTCAGACATTAAAAGATGAAAAAATTGATTTAGACAATGTTGAATTTTCTTTTCTACAAGAAGTTAAAATTAAAATACAAGGCGATCCACTTCGCTATAATGGCAGTATCAACTACTCTATTTGCAAAGGGATTTGTGAATTTCAAAACGAAATTTGGCGGGCATATGCCGAAATCAAAACAGGCAAACCGCACATTACACAATTAACCCAAGAAGAAAAAGAAGCGTTAGAAATCACCTTTACCGTGAAAGAAGGTTGTACCGAAATTATCGGCGACCTGACAGAATTATTTAATGCGATCCGCAAATGTTTTTCAGGACTAACAAATGGTATGACAGGAAGACAAAAAGTAGCAACCTATACCGCTTTTGCTATCGGATTTAGCGGGGTAATAGTGGGTTATAAATGGCTAGATAACCAAAAAGATATTGAGCTTGCCAAACTCCAAACGGCTGAAACACAAGCTAAACAGCACAGTGAAAATGAAATGCTAAAACAAGCATTCCAAACTATTCAAACCATTGCAACAGAAAGTTCAAACACACGCTTCCAACAAGCTATAAAAACGGTTGAAGAGCATAGCGATAAAGCATACAGCGAAGTGGTTCGTTCTGCGAGCGATGCTGAAACGGTAACTATCTCACAAGGCAAGAAAACCGAAATCAAACTAGATAAACCGAAGTTAGATAAAATCGTAGAAGACCTCACCGCCCAAGAGAAAGCAAAAACAGGGCCTGATACACTGGATTTATACATTGACGGCGTAAAACGCCAAGAAGGAAAAATCTCTATTTTTGCCCGCACAATTTCTGGTGAAACCTTTACCGCCAACATTGACCCCGATATGCTTGGCGATGATGGAGTAAATGCGATTATTGACCGCATTAAAGACATCAACACAATAAAACTTAGCGGAATGGTAAAACGCAGAGCAGGAAAAATTGAACAAGCTATTTTCTCAGCGATTGCAGTCGATGAATAAAATCTAATTGACAAAAAAGGGCATTACGCCCCTTTCTGATTAAACAGCTCCACCGCCTGAACAATCACCTGCGTTTGTGAAATCCCGTGTTGTTCGGCGAGGCGTTCGATAAGCTCAATCGTCTCTTGGTGCAGTTTAAAGCCTTTGAGTTTTACGCCACGTTTTGCTTCACTTCGGGCTTGCAATTCTTGTAGCGTTAAACCTGACTTAGGGCGACCACGACCTCGTTTTTCAGTTTGCATAGTAAATTCCTTGTTGATTTTTCAAACTAAAAGACTTATAGTTGGAGCCGTCAGGGGGACATCCGACCTTCCCCCTTCAGGAGTTACCTTAAACTACCGCACCTGAACAACAGGTTAGTAATACTACGGTAACTAGGATAAGGACTTTCAGAACTTTCATATCCTAGCTCCATTTAGTTGCCCGGTGAAAGCCGGGCTTCTTATTTCCAGAACCATTCTGAAAACAAGATTATTTTAGGTTAAACCAAACAAATAATCAAGATATTTTTTGAGTTTATACTAAAATAATTTAAGTTTTCTATTTGACACCCCCGCCCCTTTGGGCTAAGATAACCGCACTTTCAACAGAAAGTCGTTTAATTAAAAATTGGATAACAATTTATGGCTTACAGCAATGTAGGCTTTTTTTATATGGGTAATGGAAAAATGAAATTAATATATACTACGCAATTTGGGGCGTTTCCACTACGATTTGTTCATAAAAATAATGATGTCTATGTTTCAAAATCAGACCTTATTAGAATATTTTATGACTTCTTCCCTAATGATTACAAAGTATTTGTTGATAGAATTATTTCGGGTATTCCTGACATTATCGGCGACAAAAATGATGTACGCTCAGGCATTCTTGGAAAAAATGAAATTGGCCCAATCATACATTTTCACGCTGTAGGAAACTTCCTAGTATCGTATAGAGAACTCATTGATGTTGATAGAGAGATAATAAGAGAAGCGGCTTTTAAAATTAGCACATTCACAGATTGGTATATTGCCACCTTATCTCAAGTCGATGAATATTTTGGCAGAACAATAGAGGATTTATTTATGTCAGTAAAACAACGCTTAGATCGCATAAATCCACCTTATTTTGTAGAAGTGATGTATGACGTTGAAGACAACATTCCATCTTGGATTGGGACTTGCGATAAATTACGCCTTGTGACCGAGGGAAGAACTTACGAAGAGCTACAAAAACGAGTTTGGGAAATTGCACCTGAAATGCACGAGCTACACGGTTATGGAAAAGAAAGTGACAATATCCGAATCTCTTTTGTCCAAACAGAAAGCCACAATGAACATCAGTGTTTGGAGATGTGAGAATGGGCAGCGGCTACTACGACCAACTCATAAAGGTACTAAAACAACACGGTTGCTACCGATACAGACAAGGAAAAGGCAGTCATGAAATTTGGTTTAGCCCCTTAGTTAATGATACATTCCCTGTGGCTTACACCATTAAAAACAGACATACCGCCAATGGAATTTTAAAACAAGCCGGTATTGAGTTTAAATTCTAATTTGACAAATTAAAAATTACATAATACTATTCGCCCAAGGTGTCGAAACCTAATGCAATAAGGCGGATAGTTTACTAATCGCCACTAGGCGATTTTTTTATATCCGTAATCCTGACTATGTCGGGAGGGCGACTAATACAATACCGAAAGGAAATACGTCCAGCCCTTGCCTTATTGCGGGTTTTCGAACCTCCCGACGCCACTGTCGAAAGTGGCTTGTTTAATACAAATAAAATCTAATTGACAAAACCGCCAACACGGATTAAGATAACCGCACTACTAAACGAAAGTCGGTTATCTAACGCTCCGACAAAAAGCGGTTTTTTTGTACCCAAAATTTAGGAAATGCCCTAAAACTATGGCGGGTCGAGAGAGCCTAATAAAATACCCTTTGGGGAAATAAGCTCCGCCGATCTTTCGTTTGGTAGTTGAAGCCCGCCACCTACTAAGTGGCATTTACTAAAAACGAAAGGTACAAAATTATGTCAAATAAGGTTCAATTCCCTGTTTTCAATTTCAACTCTTCCCAAGTTCGTGTAATCGTAGATCCAAATCAAGAGCTGTGGTTTTGCGGTGCAGATGTTTGCCGAATTTTAGGTTATGTAAATGAAAGCCTTACTCTTCAAAAACACTGTAAAGAAAATGGGGTATCGAAACGATACCTCACCGATAAAATGCAGAGACAACAAGAAGCGATCTTCATCAACGAGCCGAATCTCTACCGCTTGATTATCAAATCACGCAAACCCGAAGCAGAAAAGTTTGAAGCGTGGGTATTCGAAGAAGTATTACCTCAAATTCGCAAAACCGGCAAATACGCTTTGCAAAATTCCGCCGAGAACCAACCAAAACAACTGACTTTGCCTGAACCTGAAAAGAAAATTATTGACAACAAAAATAAACCGGAATACACTGGAGTCCTCTCAAAAAATACAAAGCGGCTTCCGCACCCGTCAGACCTTGCGGTTTTTTTATGCCAATTCAACGGCGGGACGATAGCTGGGAAATACAATACCTTAATGGGAATACCTAGCAGCGGGTTTCTTTGTATACCTGAGAGTGAGTCCCGCCACCCTCAAACTAACGTGGCTAATCTCTCAAAAAATACAAAGGAGTTAGCTATGGCTAATATTATCACAGCCCACTACAACGGCACCGAAGTTTTCTTCCAAGATGACGCATATCTCAACGCAACCGCTATTGCAAAATATTTCAATAAACGCCCAAATGATTGGTTAGCCTTGCCCACAACGCAAGAGTATATTGAAACTCTTTGTAAAAAGACCGAAACCAGAAAATCTGGTAACGCTACCAAAGTGGGAAAATCCCACTTTGTAAAAACAGTCAAAGGTGGCAAGGATTTATCTCAACAAGGAACTTGGCTACACCGCAGATTAGCAGTTGCCTTTGCTCGTTGGTTAAATGTCGAATTTGCAATTTGGTGTGATGAACAGATTGAAAAAATCTTAATAAGTAAAAATCAACCACAACAACTTGCCTTACCTGAACCAAAACCACGTGGAATTTTACTCGATGAAGAAGCATTTTATGTTGTTGCAAAAGCAATAGCTAAATTAAATGAATCTACATTTGAGTGGGAAAAAATGATGGATTTGTTTTCAGAACTTGAAAGCCACAGAAACTATAAAACAGCATTTAATCTCGGTGTTGCTAGTTATAATCTTGCACAAAGTTCAGAGAAAATCATTATGAAAAATCTAGTGCAGATGAGAAATAAAGTATGGAAAAAAGAGATTGAAGACTTTATTTTTTCTAACCCACATCTACAAAATCATACAGAAAATAAACTAGTTCACTACTTACGTTAAAACTCCCGAGAAACCGACCGCACTTTTCCAGTGTGGCGGTTTCACTCAACCTAAATTCAGTAAATTGACCAAAAAGGAAACAAAAAATGAATAATTTATTAATCTCATTTTACAGATGGCTTGGCTTTATCGTTCTTATCGTGGCTATTTTTCTTAGCACTCTACTTGTCTTTGCCTATTTTCACCCAGCGTTTGCTCAATACGGACAACTCTCCCCCGAAGCACAACTTGCTTACGATGAAGAAATGGCAAGAATTGAATGGATTTCACGCAAGGGCGACATACCGCCACCGCCTACCCAAGCCGATGTAGACTACATGCAAAAATACACCGAACAACTACAAGCACAGTATGACAAGGAGGGGAAATGAAGATGAATAGCTACAAAATCCAAATTTTACAAAATCCAATCAGTAAAAAATTTTATGGGGAAGTTTGGGTAGATGATGTGAGAGAGTACCGCACTTGCAAGCCGATGGTGAGCGAAATCATCGCCATTAAAGCGACAAACAAAGCAATCGACATCATCAATATGACAAAAGAATTAAAAGGGATAAAGAAACAACCTATGCTTCAGGAGAAACAGGGCGTTACGGCTATTGAATGGAAAAATCCAAGGTTAAGTGCGGTAATCAAGAGCGAGCGAGGTAAAACAATACACAAGGTTCAACATTGTCAATTTGATGAAGAGGGTAATTTATCTATTAAGTTAGATCGCCAAACAAGACATCACAGCGTATTAACCTTTGACTTAGCCTCTATTGAAAAATTAAAAACGCTACTTTTAAAAGGAAAGAAAAAATGAACGATATGCAATTAATCCAAGCGGTAGATAGACATTTTGACCATATGGCAGAAGCATATTTTGGTGAAGACATTGAGGATAGTTTGGAATTTAAACGAGTGCGTACCGAAGTTTTGATGGAACTACAAGATCCAAACAGCCAAATTTACAGCCAATTTTATGATGAGTTAGACAATAGCGAAGATTACCATATCGCACTTGGGAGCGGTGCGATGATGGATATTATCGAAACAAGACAACAAGCTATAGAAAAAGTGATCAAGGCACAATTTAAGCGAAAAATGGAAGCATTATAGGAGATGAGAAAATGACAAATCAATCCCAAGTAACAAAAAAACAAGACAAATTCCCAATTAGGACATTTTTTGAAAAGCCGTTGGTTAAGAAAAAAATTGAAGAATTAGTGAGTAAAAACGCCTCAAGTTTTACTGCCAGCGTTCTGCAAATTGTGAACAATCACTCACTATTAAAAAATGCTGACCCGATGACAGTCTTTAACGCCGCTTGTATGGCGGCAACCTTGCAATTACCGCTGCAAAATGGTTTAGGGTTTGCCTACATCGTGCCATACAAAAATAACAAGACAGGCAAATATGATGCCCAATTTCAACTTGGTTATAAAGGACTAATCCAATTGGCACAGCGTTCAGGACAATTTAAACGCCTTGTGGCAGTCCCTGTGTATGAGAAACAACTCATTACTGAAGACCCAATCAATGGTTTTGAATTCGACTGGAAACAAAAACCTGAAGTAGGTGAACTCCCTATCGGCTACTATGCTTATTTCCGACTGCTCAATGACTTTACAGCGGAATTATATATGACCCAACAAGAAGTCAATGAACATGCCAAACGATACAGCCAAACCTACCGCACTTATTTGCAGAAAAAAGAAAAAGGGCAGTGGGCAAGTAGTGTTTGGGCGGATAACTTCGAGGCTATGGCATTAAAAACCGTAATGAAATTACTGCTCTCCAAACAAGCACCGCTTTCCGTTGAAATGCAACAAGCGGTACTGGCAGATCAGGCAGTGGTAAAAGACGTGGAAAAAGCCGAGTATAGCTATCCTGACAACGAAATCCAAGACGCTGAATTTACCGATTTGAAAGTCACGGATGAACAGTTTGAGAAATGCAAACAAAATATCGTCAATAAAGAAACTACGCTACAAGATTTGTGTGATAACGGCTTTGAGTTTAGTCGTGAGCAGTATGCCGAATTGGAGAAATTAGAAAATGAATAATCTGTATCATCTTAAAGTACGATGTTCATCGTTGCACAAAATCATCGGCGAACCAAAATCTAAAGCCGACAAAGAAGCGGGCAAATTGACCGATACGGCTAAAAGTGCGGTACGAGAAATGGCGAAGTTTGACCTGTTCGGTTATAACGCCTTTGAGGGCAACAAATATACTCAAAAAGGCAACGAACTAGAAGAACAGGCGATCAAACTCAGTAGTGTTACTCGTGGACTTGCACTGAAAAAGAACACCGAACGCAGAGAAAACGAGTTTATCACAGGAGAGTGTGATATTTATGTCCCCAGCAGAAAACTCATCATCGATACAAAATGCTCGTGGGATATTGGCTCACACCCTTTTTTCACAGATGAAGCGGAAGAAAAAGCCAAAAAAGCGGGCTACGACATTCAAATGCAAGGCTATATGTGGCTTTGGGATTGTGACCAAGCACAAATTGATTTTGTGCTGTTTCCTACACCATTAAATCTTATTTCAGCTTATGACAGTGATTTTAAGTTGATTGACTTAGTGGAGCAAATCCCTCAAATCAGACGTATTACGACTGTAATTATTCAGCGAGATAACGAACTCATTGACAAAATCAAAGAACGCGTAAGTGCCGCACAAAAATACTACGATCAGCTTATTTCGGAAATGAGTTGATTGAAAAAATTAATCCGACAAACGACGTTAACAAACAAGGAAATTTAATATGAAAAACCAAGATCAAAAAAAATACGAACTTCTTCAAAATGATACTATTCAACAGAATGGTAAAACACTCTACCGAATTAAAGCATTAATCTCTTTTGGTGATATAAAGGCGGGTAAGCTGGGCGGTTATATTGAGAAAGAGGAAAATCTAAGTCACGAGGGAAATGCTTGGGTGTCCGACAATGCTAAAGTGTTTGGCAAGGCTAAAGTGTATGACAATGCTATAGTGTATGACGATGCTGAAGTGTATGGCAATGCTAAAGTGTTTGACAATGCTAGAGTGTATGGCAATGCTAGAGTGTTTGGCAATGCTAAAGTGTTTGACAATGCTAGAGTGTATGGCAATGCTAGAGTGTTTGGCAATGCTAGAGTGTATGACGATGCTGAAGTGTATGGCAATGCTATAGTGTATGACAATGCTATAGTGTATGACGATGCTATAGTGTATGACGATGCTGAAGTGTATGGCAATGCTGAAGTGTATGGCATTGCTGAAGTGTGTGAAAATGCTATAGTGTATGGCAATGCTATAGTGTATGACAATGCTGAAGTGTATGGCAATGCTAGAGTGTATGGCAAGGCTGAAGTGTTTGACAATGCTATAGTGTATGACAATGCTATAGTGTATGACAATGCTATAGTGTATGACAATGCTATAGTGTTTGGCAATGCTAGAGTGTGTGGCAAGGCTAAAGTGTTTGGCAATGCTAGAGTGTGTGGCAAGGCTAGAGTGTTTGGCAATGCTAGAGTGTGTGGCACTGCTTTGGTGTGTAGAAGTGACTTTATATGTAAAAATGCATTTATCTCAAAAGAAAGTGATGTCTTTTCCGCAAGTTATGTAGGAAGGGAAAACGGCGTATTAACTGTGTATAAAACCGAAAATGAATTGTATGCAACACGAGGGTGTTTTGTTGGTCCGGTGGAGGAGTTTTTGCAACAATCCGCCAAGGTCCATGATGAGAAAACTCATCGGGAATATCAGCTGCTGATTGAGGTAGCGAGAAGTAGATTGTTAGGGTAACGGTTATGAACGGTAGAAAGAAATATGAGCTTGTCCGCGAGGACACTGTGCAGGTAAATGGCAAGACGCTTTACCGGATTAAAGCACTCATCGACTTTTATAAGGTAATAGCGGGGGACTTGGGCGGTTACATTGAGGACGAACGTAACTTAAGTCATGACGGGGACGCGTGGGTGTATGACAATGCGGAGGTGTATGGCAATGCGAGAGTATTCGGTAACGCTAGAATACATGGTAACGCCGTGGTATGTGACAAGGCTTTGGTATATGACAACGCGGTTGTACGTGATGACACCTACGTACGAGATAACGCAGAAGTCTATGAAGACGCTATTATAAGTGACTGTGCGTGGATAACAGAGAATGCTAATGTTCGTGGCTACGCTCATGTGCGTGACGACGTCTATGTGTTCGGGAATGCTAGGTTATTAGGTAATGTAGTAGCCTATAGCAACGCTAAAATAAGAGGTAATGTTTGGCTATACGGTCGTGTTTTTATAGGTAAAAACGCATATATACAAAACAATAATGATGTTTTTACAGCAAGTTATGTAGGGAGAGAAAACGGCACGCTAACAGTTTATAAGACTGAGAATGGATTGTATGCAACACGAGGGTGTTTCGTTGGTCCTGTAGAAAAGTTTTTGAAAGAATCTGCGGAGAACCATAGTGAGAAAACCCATAATGAGTATAAATTGCTAATTGAGGTAGCAAAAAGTCGTATTCTTAAATAAGCCAATCAAATTTTTTATTGAAGTAACAATGTTCACCTACGGCTCAATTTGTTCAGGAATTGAAGCAGCAAGTGTGGCGTGGCAAGGCTTAGGCAAGCCTTTATGGTTTGCTGAAATTGAACCTTTCCCGTCCGCTTTACTTGCTTATCGATACCCTGAAATCCCAAATCTAGGCGATATGACCGCCTTGCCTGAAAAAATCCTAAATCGTGAAATCAAAGCCCCTGACGTGTTAGTTGGGGGTACACCTTGCCAAGCATTTTCGGTTGCGGGCAAGCGAGAAAGCCTTGATGACGAGAGAGGAAATTTAACTTTAGCTTTAATCCATATTTTAGAGGCAATAGATTATGTCAGAAATCAAAATGGACAACCGCCTTGCGTGCTCGTCTGGGAAAATGTACAAGGTGTCTTATCTACCAAGGACAACGCATTCGGACACCTTTTGGCTGGACTGGCTCAAGAATGTCAGCCATTACAGCCATCAGGGGCAAGATGGACAAACTCTGGTTATGTGCATTCAGCCCGTACTATCTGTTGGCGAGTCCTCAATGCTCAATACTTCGGCGTTGCCCAACGACGTAAAAGAGTGTTCCTTGTGGCAAGTGCTAGAAGGCGAAGTGTCGCACAAATACTCCTTGAGCAAAAGAGCTTGCGAGGGGATTTTAATCAGAGCCAAGAAGAGGAGAAAAGTTCTGCCAAAAATATTGGTGAATGCTCTTATGGAGCGTATCCATCAATAATTTGCAAAGACAAGGATCACACTGTAGGAATTGGTATCGCACCTACAATGACTGCATCACAGTATAAGGAGCTATCTATCATTATCCACGGGACTCAAGAACCAATTATAAGCCAAACCACAGCTCATTGCTTAGGGCGGAATAATGGACAAGAGAATGTGTTATTCGAAGTCAAAGGCGAAGAGGCTGTGCGAATTGCAGATAAACCAATATCACCAACATTAAAAGCAAGAATGGGGACAGGTGGAAATAATGTACCTTGCATTTGCCAACCATCTATTATTCGCAAGCTCACTCCAACCGAATGCGAGAGATTGCAGGGTTTTCCTGATAATTGGACACCAATCCCATATCGCAACAAACCGATTGATGATTGCCCCGATAGTCCACGTTATAAAGCTATCGGTAACTCAATGGCAGTCCCTGTAATGCGATGGATTGGGGAGCGACTAGTAGATTATTTAAAACAACCATAGCCACCGCTAGGGTTTATTTTTTGGAGGAAATATGGCAAGCAGCAAAAAGCCACGAAAAAAGCACAATAAAAACAAAATGAAACTACTAGCAAGTGATAGAGTAAGCAAAAATTCCTTTATTGTTAGTGCTATAAAATTAGGCTCGGACGGACAAATTTGGGTTAAAAATGGAGTACCTCAAATAATGGGGAAAACCACTCTACAAGATTTTAACCTTACTTTTCGCACATCTCGCCCATGGTCACTTACCTTTGGTTTAGCTTATCGTAATATCCAACAACAAACCTTTTGTCGCCTTGAGCATGTTGCTCTATCGAATTGCTTACCCTTTGATAGTGAAGGAATGAGCAAATTTCTTGATGATGAGATAAATAAAATGATTGCAGAGCACGAGCAAGAACATGTGCTTACACCATTTTTTATCGCAAGTCCTGAAAAACATGAATTTACCGATGAAGAAATTGATAAGTTGCTACATATCAGTAAGGTTTTTGACACACTGAAAACACCTTATGAGGTAGATATATTGCGAACAAAAGGCATGGAGGAATTGCGACAGATAGATCCAATCCCCTTTTGTACTGAACGCACTTGGAAAATATTACGCCAAAACGGTATAGCGGATTTTTCACAAGTGCGGTTACAAGGATTAAATCAAATTATCAAGATAAAAGGAATTGGTAAAAAACGCTGTGATGAATTGATCGAAGGTTATCACAAACTATTAGAACATCATGGCAGAAAGGGCGATATAGACAGTTTGCTGGAGTTTGAGGTTCAGATCCAAATACATCAGCAAGCTATGCAGAGATTAAAAAGGAAATAATAAGAGGTTGATATGGAAAGAATATTAAGAATAAAAGATGTATGTCAAAAAACAGGCTTACCGAGATCGACAATTTATGCAAGAATAAAACAAGGCACTTTCCCAGCACAGCTAAAATTAGGTGCTCGATCTTCAGGCTGGAAGGAAAGTGAATTAGATTTATGGATTGAGCAAATCCAATCCGCCCGCCCCGAGTAAACAAGGTCTCACTGAGGATTTTTCAACAAAATTCCCCCACCATTCAATATATTGTCGCTTTTGCTTTTCGTATGTGCTGCGGTCATAAGCTGTACGCACTTTGTCGCCTTTAACATGCGAAAGCAAAGCCTCAATAATTTCTACGTTAAATTCATTCTCATTTAATGCTGTGCTAGCGATAGATCTAAATCCATGTGCACATAAAATTCCTTGGTAGCCCATTTTTCGCAATGCTTTATTAATAGTTTCGCTGCTCATATTTGTTGTAAGATCTCCATTTTTAGGGAAGACAAAATCACAATTTCCCGTTATTGGACGCATTATGTTCAGTATGTTTATTGCTTGCTGGGATAAAGGAACTAAATGAGATCGCTTTTTCCCTTTCATACGATCTTTTGGAATAAGCCAAGTTTTATTCTCAAAATCAATTTCTCGCCACATAGTTCCAGCAGCTTCACTTGGTCTAACCATCGTCAATAATTGCCATTCCAGCAAGCAACGAGTTTGTAGCTGAATATTTGCTTTATTTACGGCTTCTAAAAATTGGGGTAGTTTATCTGGATGGATAGATGGACGATGCTGGACCTCTCCGCTAGGGAATAACTCTTGAAGATTTGCAGTCGGGTTAAATTGGATCAAGCCAGCATTTACGGCAAAACGCATAATTTCATTAAGCCCACGAATAACTTTTTTTAGCATTTCAAATTTTTTATCATCAGCTAATTTTTGCAATTTCATCCTTGTGAAAGGTGCTGTAATATCAGATATAGGCATATTTCCTAAATGAGGGAATAAGTGCAATTCCAACAATCTCCACTGATCTTTCATTGTATCAGCTTCAACTTTGCTTGATTTCATTTCACGCCAATCTTTAGCTACACCAATCAACGTATTGCATTGATTAAAAATTGCTTGTTCTTTCTGCTTAAAAATGTAATCCTGCGGCTCTATATCTTTAGCCAGTAACGCACGATATTCATCACGTTTAGTACGAGCATCGAGTAATGAGGTTTCAGGATAACTTCCCAATGAAATTAATTTACGTTTTTTAAGTAAATCATAATAATTAAATCGCCATAATTTAGAACCGTTTGATTTAACTAATAAATAGAGACCTTGCCCATCAGATAACGTATAATCTTTATCTTTAGGCTTAGCGTTTAAAATTTTAGTATTAGTTAACTGTATGATTTGTCTAGCCAT